CTCTTAATCAGGGTGTCCAGGGTTCGAGCCCCTGAGGGTGTACCAGAAAGAGAGCCATAGCCAGCAATCGCTTGCGGGTTATGGCTTTGCTCATTTCTTGGCGAGGTTGTCCAGCGGCGAGAACTGCGGAAAGCAGACCACCGTTTTAGAGGGAATCAGGTGCACATACTTTTTCACCATTTCCAGGCTGGCATGGCCTAGGATTTGTTGCAGGCTGTAGATGTCCCCGCCGTTCTCTAAGTACCGTGTAGCAAAGGAATGCCGCAGGAGATGAGGCCGCAGGCGGGGGATATTTGCCCGGGTTTTCAGCCTTCGGAACAACTGCTTTACCGTGCTTTGTTGCAGGGGTGTCAGGGTGTCTTTTACGAACAAAGGTGTCTTGCCCTGAAGGGGGAACGGCAACCGGCCCACATAACGAATCAGGGCACGCTTGGACTGCAGGCCGAGGGGCACCATGCGCTGTTTGTTGCCTTTGCCGTCCACTATGGCGTAGCCTTCGGCTATGTGCACGTTGCCGCTTTTGAGGGTCACCGCCTCATTGAGCCGCAAGCCGGAATCCAGCATCAGGGCACATATGGCGTAGTTACGCGCCCCTGTCATCGTACGCAGGTCAAAGCAGGAGAACAAACGGCGAATTTCATCATCCGTCAAAACGTCAATGGTCTTGCGCTGGGCCTTGGGGAGCCGGAACCGGGCCGGGATATTTTCGGCTATATAGCCCTCATTAAAGCACCACGTCAGGAAAGCACGCAGGGCACGGATGTATGTTTGCGTGGTAATAGACGTATTGCCCTTTTCCGTCAGGTGGATGTAATACCGCTTGCACAGAGGGAGGGATATTTCTTCTATTGACACATCCCCGGTGAAACGAGTGAACATCTTCAGCTTTTGCCTGTAGCCCTGCACCGTCCGGGGGCTATTGCCCCGTACCTGCTGTTCAATGAGAAATTCATCTATTGCCGCTTGCAGTGTCACGCCTCACACCTCCTAAAATGGCAATTCCATTGTTGTTTGCGTACCATACAGGGCCATTCTTACCAATTCTTCATAACTTTCATATTCACAAGCAAGTTCTTCATACCTGCAATATTCATTATTTTGTTTGTAGTGATATACAATTGTGTATAATCTTCTTTTTAATTGCTCGAAATTATCCAAATCTTTATCATCCGTTACAATTTTAGCATATACTTTTTCAGGCGGTAGTATAGAAGATATATGTACTTCGTTCCAAAGCCCTTTAATGTTGCTATATCTGGCGTGAAATGTAGCCTTGTATTTGTCCAAAACTTGCAATAATTCACTAAATCGCATTTGTTCACGAAATTCATCCATAAACAAAATAGGCTCACCGTTGTAGGAATCGAATCCGCCCTTCTCGTAGTCCGTCATATAATAGACAGAGCCTTCTCCATACTGTTCCGCAAGCTTTACACGCTCATAACTTTTTCCGGTACCGCTTCCCCCTACATGCCAAACAACCTTGACTTCCCGTATAATAGGCGTTTCAGCGTCCCGCTTAGCGAAGTAGGATTTCTTTATCATAGGTTCATAACGGTAATAGGCAAATGAAGTAGCGAGAACCTCAGCCGGGGTTTTACCGTCAGCAATCATATCACCAATTATGTTGATGTCGCGCCGCTGACCCTGAGCACCTTTAATTTCGCCGCACCGAGCCTTAGCTAAGATTTTTTCGCCTTTTTCCTCCCACTTGCCACGCTTGTTTATATAATCCTCGGCTTGGTCTTTATTGCCTTTGGTTGGCTCAATATGCATGGAGGGGAAGAGCTTTCTTATCAGACTAAAGCGCATGGTTTTTGTATCTTCAAAGACGGCGTGACAGTGTTCGAGGCCATTAGCGGAAACACAATAGAGAACAGCACAACAACGCTGGGGATTATCCAGCATCCATATCTCTATCAGGGCATCACAAATTTCCTGCTCTGATCCTTGAAACCCGTGCTCACGGGGGTTAGCGAAAATGCAGAACCAAGAACGGGCATTTCCCTCCACCGTTTCAGCCAAGCCTACACCACCTTTGTATCAGAAGTTAAGAGCATTTTGTATCGGAAGTTAATCCGATTTTGTAACGAAGTTAAGAGCATTTTGTATCAGAGGTTAATTTGTATCAGTGTTTGTATCAATGGGGTGATACAAAAACGGCTCAACTTCTGATACAAAAAAACGCTTCCAAAATCGTTATATGATAAGCATTTTTTGAAAAAAATAATAAAAAAATAAAATAAAAAAATGCTTTTGTATCATGTAACGAAGTTGGGGGTAATACTAGCCCCAACTTCGAGGGAGGGAGCCGCGCCGCGCCGCGGCGGCGGCCTCCCTCCTCCTCTACCGTCAGACCATCGGCGCGAGGGCTGGGCCGTCTGGTTCAGACTTACGTATATCAGTCATCATCAGAAGCTTCACCATCTCTTCATACGCCTTGTACATCCCGTGCCAATACCCGTATTGTTCCGTATCCACTTCGATTTGCTCCCGATACCTGATTGCCTGGAGCATCCTCATGTTTGCAATGCCGATAAGCTCGTGCTGGTACATTTTCTTTTCTCTCCTTTCCCCTAATATGGCCCTAGGAGGCCCTAGAAGCCGTTTTGCGCTCTTCGAGCCACTGCATCACGTCATGCAAGCTATAACGAATTGTACGGCTTCCCAGCCGATAATACGGCATACCCTGTTTGCGCTTGCGCCAAAGGTAAACCCGTTCCACGCTCAACTCACTTGCCAATTCCGCTTCAGTCAGAAGCCGAACACTTAACAACTGCCCACGCTCTACACATTTAACAGCCATACAGCAATCCTCCTAATGTCGAATTTCAGAACAATATCATTATACATTATCCCCTTGTTGTTGTCAAGCGTTTTTCCTTGAATCAGAACATTTTTTTAATATCTGTATTTGCACACTTCCTTTTTCGCTCCAATTGCGTTATAATAGCTTTGGAGGGATTCATCATGCAGTATATAGCAACCGTCAGATATGAGAACAAATCCGTTACCATCAAGGTTACAAACAAAGCCTTGGAGGGCATTTCCACACTGCCCGAATTCCTCAAGAAGGTGCGCGAAGCGAAGGGCCATACCATACAGCAAGTACACATGATGACTGACTTTGAAACCCAAGATTGCCAAGATTACGAGGACAGCAAGCAAAGAATCCCCAAACTATTCCTTTCATGGTTTACCGCCATGTACAAACTACCAAAAAAACTTGTTCTTTTGGGCTGTATTCCTGAAAAAGACTTCAAAGACAACATTAAATCCGTTTTGGCCAGCCGCTTGCAACAACTACGTAACCGCGAAGAACTCACACAGGCCCTTGCCGCCGCAGATTTAGACATCGCTCGTTCAACCTATGCAGGCTACGAATGCGGAAAAAACGAACCAGACCTTTTTATGCTAGTTAAACTTGCCGACTACTATCAAACCTCCATTGACTACCTTGTAGGACGAACAAAATAAACGCAAGCACCATTGACGGGCACGAAGATCGCAAATAGAGCCGCGACCCGCGACCCCTGCCACGCAATAAAAAAGCACGCAAGGGCAGTTATACCCCGCGCGCCCTGGTTCCGACCGAGGCCAGTCCATGCCTAAAAAGAAACGCATGGACACGTTCGGCAGGCCTCACTTGACCCTAATTTTGTCTGCCATTCTAATGTTGCCCCCGTGGATCTCTTTCGGTCAAAAAAGACCGTTGAGATCTAAACGATGGTAAAGATTGTCATTCCTGAAGCTTCTCTTAATCAGGGTGTCCAGGGTTCGAGCCCCTGAGGGTGTACCAG